ATGCTCATTCGACTTGAATAGCCTATATCCTCACCTTATCATGCAGTATAACATCTCGCCTGAAACCTATTATGGACAGATCTCTGGTCAAAAGGATGTAGATCGATTCCTTGCTGGTGAGGCAGATGAATGGGATACAGATCTTATCAAGACTCCTAATCGTTGTATCTTTCGTCGTGATAAGCAAGGCTTCTTACCAGAACTGATGGAGATGTATTACAACAAGCGTACCATCTATAAGAAGAAGATGATCGAGGCTCAGAAAGAGTATCAGATAACCAAGACATTTGAGCTCGAAAAGCAGATCGCTCGATATAATAATCTTCAGATGGCTTTCAAGATCATGTTGAACTCAGCTTATGGCGCATTAGGCAACAAGTTCTTTCGATACTATCAGATCGCTTTGGCAGAATGTATTACTCTTGCAGGTCAGGTATCCATTCGATGGATTGAGAATGAGATGAACCAGTATCTCAACAACATCCTTAAAACAGACAAAGACTACATCATCGCATCAGATACAGATTCGATCTATATCAATCTAAGTGGATTGGTCGACCATGTATTTCCTGGTGAAAAAGATACTGCAAAAATTGTAGAGTATCTAAACAAAGTATGCCGTGAAAAGCTTGAGCCATTCATAGACGCATCTTATGCTAAGCTTGCAACTTATACAAATGCATATGACCAAAAGATGAAGATGAAGCGAGAGTCTATCGCCGATAAAGGTATCTGGACCGCAAAGAAACGATACATCTTAAACGTACACGACTCTGAAGGAGTACGCTATGCTGAACCTAAACTCAAAATCATGGGCATTGAAGCTGTTAAGTCTTCTACTCCTCTATCGTGTAGAGAATCTATTAAGAAAGCTCTTAAGATTATCATGACTCAGGACAATAAGGCACTCATCGAGTTCGTGAAGAAATTCAAGGAAGAATTCTTCACACTTTCATTCGAACAGGTTGCATTTCCTCGTGGTTGTAATGGTATGAATAAGTATTCTCGTAAGCAAGACGTCTATGCAAAAGGTACTCCTATTCAAGTAAGAGGTGCCCTGTGTTACAACCATATCATTCGTGCAAAAACCATGGAGAAAAAGTATCAATATATCATGGACGGTGAAAAGATTAAGTTCTGTTACCTTACGCCTAATAAATATGGTATGTCAGTCATATCATGCCCAGGTGAATTGCCTAAGGAATTTGAACTTCACCGTCATATCGACTATCATACCCAATTCGAAAAAGCCTTCATTGAACCATTGAATGGCATCATCGAAAAGATAGGTTGGACAGCAGAAGAAAATACTTCAACGAGTTTAGAAGATTTCTTTGCTTAGGGTATATTTAATTAAACACATACTGTATAATCATTATAAATGAAACTGAAAGGAAATATATGTCATTTTTTAAAAATTTAGTAGAGACACTCAAAGATGAAGATACTCGAATCGCCGCTGATGGTCAAGGTTCTGCAGAATATAGTGGATGCATTGATACTGGTTCTTATATTCTCAACGCTGTGCTTAGCGGCAGTCTTTTTGGTGGTGTGCCAAATAATAAAATTACTGCTTTTGCCGGTGAATCTGCTACAGGAAAAACTTTCTTCGTACTCGGCATCGTCAAAGCGTTCTTAGATGCTAATCCAGAAGCTGGTGTTATGTATTATGACACTGAAGCTGCGGTTACTAAGTCAATGATGGAACAGCGAGGCATCGATACCAAACGAGTAATCGTTGCCGAAATGGATACCATTCAGAAGTTTAGGACTCATGCGCTCAAGACTCTTGAATACTATGAAAAGTCTGGAGATAAGCGTCCTCCTTTCATGATGGTTCTTGATTCATTAGGACTATTGTCTTCTACAAAAGAAATGGAAGACACATCTGAAGGCAAAGAAACACGAGATATGACAAAGGCTCAAATTATCAAAGCCACATTTAGAGTGCTTACTCTTAAGCTTGCTAAAGTTAAGGTACCTTTGATTTTGACCAATCATGTCTATGCAGCAGTCGGTGCATATGTGCCTACAAATGAAATCTCAGGTGGTTCGGGGCTCAAATACGCTGCTTCTACAATTGCCATGCTTTCTAAGAAGAAAGATAAAGAAGGCACTGATGTTGTTGGTAACATTATTAAAGTTAAAATGTACAAGTCACGCCTATCAAAAGAAAATAGCCAGGTTGAAGTACGTCTATCTTATGATAGGGGTCTAGATAAGTATTATGGTTTGCTTGAGCTAGCTGAAAAGTATGATATCATCAAGAAAGTTACTACTCGCTATGAATTGCCAGACGGTACCAAATTGTTTGGTAAAGAAATCAATAACAATCCAGAGAAGTACTTTACTGATGAGATGCTGCAGCGCTTAGATGAGTGTGCAAAGAAAGAATACAGTTATGGTACTTACAGCGTAGGAGAATTGAATGACGATCGAGAAGACGATTCTATCTAGTCTACTCTTTAATGAAGACTATGGTCGTAGAGCTATACCTTTCATCAAAGATGAATATTTTAAGGATGTAAATGATCGAGTAATCTTCAATCTAATCGATGAGTATCTAAAGAAGTACAACGCTTTCCCCTCGAAGGAGGCGTTAGTCATCGATCTAAGTAATCGTAAAGATCTGAACGAACAACAGTTCAAAGATAGCACTAATACTATCGAGAACTTGAGTTCTGACCCAAATACCAAAGTAAATTGGTTGCTCGATCAGACAGAGAAGTTCTGTCAAGACCAGGCTTTGTTCAATGCAATCTCTAAGTCTATTAAGTTGATGTCTGATGAGAAGGCTGAAATCTCAAAGGGATCTATCCCTCAGCTCTTGTCTGATGCTCTGGCAGTCTCTTTTGATACGCATATTGGTCATAACTTACTTGATGATTGGGAAGATCGATATGCGATGTATCATCGTAAGGAATCCAAGATTCCCTTTGATCTCGAGTACTTTAATAAGATCACTAAAGGTGGATTATCGCCTAAGACATTGAACATCGTACTTGCAGGCACAGGTGTTGGTAAGTCAATGTTTATGTGCCATTGTGCATCAGCCAATCTGATGAGCGGCATCAATGTGTTGTATATTACCCTTGAAATGTCTGAAGAGAAGATCGCTGAGCGTATCGATGCAAATATTCTAAACGTAACGATGGACGAGTTGGCAGAAATGCCAAGAGATGTCTATGAACGTAAGATCAATCGTGCAAAAGAAAAGACTGTTGGTAAGTTGATTGTAAAAGAATATCCTACTGCATCTGCAAGTTCATCTAACTTTCGATATCTGTTTAATGAATTGAAGATCAAGAAGAACTTTGTACCAGATATCGTTTATATTGATTATTTGAATATCTGCTCATCTGCAAGATTGAAGACAGGTACCAACTTCAATTCATATACATACGTAAAGGCAATTGCAGAAGAACTTCGTGGTCTTGCAGTGGAGTTCAATGTGCCAATCATTTCGGCTACACAAACAAATCGGAGTGGTTACAGTAACTCTGATGTTGGTCTTGAAGATACCTCTGAATCGTTTGGTCTACCAGCAACTGCAGACTTCATGTTTGCCATCATCACTGGTGAACAACTCAATGGTCTAAATCAGTTGATGGTCAAGCAATTGAAGAATCGGTATAACGATCCAAACATGTATAAAAAGTTTGTGATTGGAGTCGATAGAGCTAAGATGAAGTTATATAATGTAGAACAGGCAGCACAGCAAGACATTATCGATGAGAATCGTGATACCTCTAATGTATCGCCTATGAAGAAGAAATTCGATAAGGCTGTGTTTGAAGATTTTACTTAAGGAGGGTAAATGTTACCTACTATTGTAGGGCCAATTGAAAAATTAATTGAATTAGCTAAGCAAACTTCTAATTTAGAAGGTGACTATTGGGAATGTGGAGTGTTTGAAGGGGGGTCGGCGTCTCGTCTTCTTGAAGTAATTCCTAAAGATCGTAAACTTGTACTATTTGATTCGTTTGAAGGTTTGCCTCAAGAAACTGAAAATGATAACTTCCATAAAAAGGGAGACTTCAAACATCCTGATGGTGGTATTGAAAATTTTGAACGAGTAAAAAATTACTTTTCTTCATATGAAAATGTAACGATAGTCAGGGGTTGGATTCCTGAAACATTTAAAGATTTTACAGAATCTAAGCTCTGTTTTGTTCATCTAGATCTTGACTTATATGAAGGATATAAGTATACTCTAGACTTTGTTTGGCCTAGATTGGTAAGCGGAGGAATCATTGCTCTCGATGATTATGCTGCCCCTACTTGTGCAGGAGCCAAAAAAGCTACAGATGAATTTGTTGA